AAGAATCTGTATACCCTTCAAATTTTCCAGTTGTACTGTTATATCTAAAGTAACCTGCTGCAGGGCTTCCCGGACGTTGTGCTGTAGTTCCTGCAGGTACATGAACAGCGTCTGTATTAGAGCCGAGATCGAGACTTACATCAGGGCTTGTGTTTGCAATACCAACCTTTCCGCCCGATGTTACAGTCATCTTAGCTGTTGCAGCTTCACTAGCTCCTGTCATAAGCTGTAAGCTTGTGGCATTGCTTGATGAGCTAAAATCACCTTCAGAGATAGCTTGTATTCCTGCAGCTACTAATATAGCATCTGTGCCTGTGCCTTCATCAGGAGCTTGGAAGTTTATCTTACCAATAACATCATTAGCTGCTATGTCTGTTTCACCTGTTTGAAGTGTAAGTGAAATAGGCTTATCATCTGCAGTAGCTGTATGTTTTAATATAAGACCTGTATCAGCAGTATGTATTATTTTAACTTCAGAGTCTGCTCCGAAAGTTACTTCAGCCGAATCCGATGTTAAAGCAAGATTATCTCCTACAGTAATATCACCATCAGAGCTGTATATAACAGCTTTTGAATTGACTACTGTACCTGCTGAAGAACCATCAAGAAGATTTAGTTCTGCAGGTGTAGAAGAAATAGCAGTTGTTGTAGCTGCTGCTAATACTGGAATATATCCACCTTGATTTATTAAATACTGTGTGTGGTCTGCAGTAGGATCAACAATACTTAGTGTAGTTTCGTTAGCATCTGCTGTAGCTCCTTCAAAGATGATAGCGTTGCTCGCTTCCATCGTAACAGTATCAACAGTAGTTGTAGTACCTGCAACACTTAGGTTTGGAGCTAGTAGTGTTCCTGTGCTTGGGTTATATCTTAATGCTCCTGTATCGTCTAATAGTCCATCAGACTCATTATGAAAAACGATAGGGAAGTTAGTATTTGCTGTACTGTCTGTAACAGTAACTGTAGCTGAAGTACCACTATATCCTGATGAAGTAATAGTTCCTAGTGAAGAACCTCCGTCTGCAAAAGTAATTGTTCCACTATCTGCATCTAACGTTATTCCACCACCTGAATCTAACGTAACTGTAGTACCTGCAAGTTCTGCAGTACCATCTGCTGTTATTTGAATATTCGCTGCTGCTGCTGCGTCATCTGTTGTAACAATATCTAATGTTCCGTTAGTGCCTGCTGTTATAGTAGCAGTATCACTAGAAGAACCTGTCATTGTAATTACTTTACCATTTATAGCAACGTCATCAACTGTTAAAGCTGTAAGAGTTCCAAGACTTGTTATATTTGTTTGGGCTGCAGTCGTTACTGTAGCTGCTGTTCCAGAGGTATTACCTGTAACATTACCTGTTATATTACCTGTAAATGTTGAAGTAACACCTGTAGAAGTCAACATTCCTGTACTAGGATTGTAGGTTAAACCTGTGTCTGTTTCAATTCCTTGCGTACCTGTTGCGCCATCAACAAAAGCTGGATAAACTGTTTCATCAGTACTGTTATTTGCACTAACTGTTACACTTGTAGCAAGGTCTGCTGTACCTGTAACATCTCCTGTTAAAGGACCTGCAAAAGCATCTGAGGTTACTGTGCCATCAAAAAAGGCATCTTTAAATTCAACAGAACTTGTTCCTAAATCTATGTCATTATCTGTAGAAGGTACAATAGCTCCATTTGTAAATGTAACTTGATTATCTCCTCCTGCTGCAACAGTTATTACATCTGAGCCTGAGAAAGTTATAGAGGTATTGGTATCACCATCACCAGCGATGCTATCTAATTGAACTGAACCTACGTTAGTAATATCTGCATCGTTAAAACTTGTAGCTCCTAAAGAGTTTGCAGCAGCCGTAGAAGTTAATCCAGCAGCCATTGTAACTCCACCACCATCTGCTATCTGTATAGCATCATCACCATCTGTAAAAGCGATTAAAGGAGTTTGTAATTCTGTAGTGACTTCAAAGTTTGCAATAGTATCTATAGAGCTTTCAAAGTAAGTTTCAAAGTCAGTAAGAGCAACTTGCTTCATTGTGCCGTTGTCATTAACAACAACTCTATCTGCATCGGCTAGTGTTGTAGATGATGCACTTGTGTCACCATCCATTATATTTAGTTCTGCTGCCGTAGCTGCGATTGCAGTACCGTTAAAGTTTATAGCGTCTGCATAGACAGTTCCATCAAAGTAACCATCTTTAAATTCGTATGAGCTTGAACCTAGATCAATATCGTTATCTGTAGTAGGAAGTATAGATCCGTTATTAAAAGTAAACTGAGTATCACCACCTGCTGTAATAGTAATTACATCAGAGCCACTAAAGGTAATTGAAGTATTAGTATCTCCATCGCCTGCAATGCTATCAAGCTGTACTGCGCCTACGTTACTTAGTGCAGCATCTCCAAAGTCTACTGCGCCTGCAACAGTTAGTGTGCCGGATACATCTACGTTACCATTAATATCAATAGTAGTAGCATTAATCTCAATCTCTGTATCGGCTACTAAGTCTAAAACACCATCTGCTGATTGATATATGTAAGTACCTGAATCACCAAACTGTAGCTGATCTGTACTAGACAACAAAAGTCCGGTATCCGCAACATGTGTTAGGGATACGTCTTGGTCATCTCCAAAATTTATTACTGCGCCATCGGCAAGGAATAAGTCTGAAAACTCTAAAGAGCTTGTTCCTAGTGCAGCACCATCAGAAGCATCAGGTACAAAAGCTGTAGTAGCTGTAATAGTTGTACCTTGTACTGTACCAGAGCCTGTAATAGAGCTACTAGCTGTTATAGTTGTGAAAGCACCTGAACTAGCTGAGTTAGCTCCAACAGTAGCTCCATCTACTGTACCACCATTTATATCTGCTGTATCAGCTACTAGAGCATCAGTAGTTACTGTACCATCGAAGTAAGCATCTTTAAACTCTACAGAGCTTGTACCTAAGTCAATATCATTATCAGTAACTGGTACAATAGCACCATCTTGTATTCTTATTTGTTCTACGGCTGCACTAGATACTTCTACATAGATTCCCCATCTATTATTAGTACTGTCTGACTCTATTTTATTAAGGAAGTCCAGATCACCTATACGATAGATGTTACCACCTTGAGCTGCTGTACCATCATGTCTATGTCCTGTAGACGATGCGCTGCTTGAACTATAAGCAAAGGCATTTAAAAGTTGATTATATTCGTTATTAAAAAGTGCTGCTGTGATGGTATCGCCATCTGACATAGAACTTTGTCTGGTATATGTTTGAGCCATAGTTTAATTCTCTCTTATTATTATTGTCTTCCTGATGGTCTATAGTTTATATATAATCCATTTAATGTGTATGGAGCATTTGTATCATTACTAAAAATTTTAAAGAAGTTACTATATCCGCTTCCTGTTAAAGCCTGCCTAATTAAAGGCTGTGATTGCGCACCTAATATATTCGTTCCAAAAACAGCAGTTCCAAAAAGAGAAGGCGTAGGTACTTCTGTAAGAGTAGCATCTAACGGTTGAGGAACATCGGTACTATCGTAATCATAACGTATTCTCAACGTTGGTTGTATTTCACCTTCTGGTGATATAGAAATTTTAAGATAATCTAAAGTCTTTAAAGTTCCAAAATCTCCATAATCAAAATCAGGCGATTGATACTGTGCTACTATATTAGTTTCTGTACCTGCAGGGTTAAAAGAGTTACCTGTATCGTGGTTATAAACATACCCATCTCTATCTCCGTGATATGTTTTCTCTTTACCTGAGTAGTTAAAACCAGAAGTAACAGCAGGAGCTTGTATTCCGGCTGTCTCAGCCCATTCAAACCCTTCAGGTCTTAACGTACCTATAATTCCCTTTGATGAAGCAGCCGAAGCTCCGCTAGTACTATAATACATTCTATATTGCGACTTATCTCTTAATACTACACTACTAAATTCATATGTTGAATCACTACTAAGAATAGTATTAATAATAGGTTGTATAGCTTTACTTACAGTTCCAAGTTCTACGTCACCGATTCTTGCTGTACCTGCAATCGTTCTGAAACCATCAGGAGCAAGAAAGATCAAGTCACCCGCAAACTCTTGAATAGTCTTACCATCTACGCAACCTACGTTTTTAGTAACTGGTACAATAGCTATCGTACTTGAGTTATTTATATTCTGCAGTTTATATATAGAGTTCTTACAAAATATAAATAATTCATTACGGAAAGATTTTAAACCTACTACTTGGTCATCGAGTACAATACTACCAGAACCTGTTGATGTGAAATCATCTATGTCACTTGTACCACTATAATATATAGTGTTTAAAGATGTAGCTGCTCCAGCAACTACTAAATGTTTATCATGTATCACACAGTATTTAGGATAATGTGTTCCACTTACTGTAATTTCTTTAGCGAAATAAGTTCTTCCGCTTAATGCTCCAGTACCTGTCATTTTAAAATAGAAAGGTTTTACTCCAGAACCTTCGTCAGTAACTATAAGCTCTCCATAGATTGTATCGCCTTCATAAGTAGCAAAGTGTGCTTTACTTTGTGAAGTTCTGGCAGATGCGCTACGTCCTGTAAAAGTACTGTAGTTATCTCCGCCTCCTGCAACACTAGCTTTATTCAGTTGTAACCAACTATCGCCATCAAGACTAAAGTATATGTTTGTTCCTGAACAAGCTACTACTCCATCTGCATATACATAAAGACCTAATATATCATTACTGCTATTTGGTCGTGTGCCATCTCCTAATTGAGAATAGCCATTAATACGCCTGTATCCACCTTTTATATCTACTTCAAAGTTTTCTAACTTTGTAGCTATTCCCGGAGTTTGTAAAAGAGATAGTGCATTTGTAGATTTATTTAAGCCTCCTCTAAGGGGAACTGAAAAGGGCTGTGAAGCTGCCATCAGAAATAAATCCTATCATCAGTCATGTTCTTCGGTTGTGGATTAATTAAATTAGACTTCATATACTTCATGCCTTTCTTATAATCATCTAGTGCAAAAGCTGCTTGCTGATTATTCTCTTTAAACTGATGTACATAGTACCTAGTTCTAGCTAATATAACAGGCGAATATTGGTCAGGAAGAACAATAGCATCATCGTATGCTGATAAAGCAGTTGGTTTAGCGTAAGCATAAAAGTGAACATTGTACACTTTATCTGGTATAGGACTAAGCCCAAACTTACGATGGTCCGGACTGCGTATAACATAGCGAGGTTCGCCATAGTTTTGAGTATCTGCATCGTCTGCGTTCTCCGAATCTCTTAAATATCTTCTCCAATCCGATAAAGATATAAACTTTAATCCTCTAGAAACATATGGAGCTGATTCTCCTGATACACTTATTGTCGTAATGTAGAAATCATCCCAATCTATTGAAGCATAATCAGTAGTTATACTAGAGCTTCCTGATTTAAGCGTATACCATCGAGTTCCTGCTACAGATGCTACGGTTACGTTACCATAAAAAGGATCTGTACCACCACTAGCTGCAGCAGCAAAGAAGGGTAACTGAGGCTCTTCGTTTGCAATATCATTCAAAGATCTATTAATAGATTCTTTAACAAATGCTTGTATTCCTACAGCACCTGAAAAGTTTGATGATGTTAATTGAACTTCGTTGAGTTCTCGTAAAGTCTCATTAGCTAATGTTAGATATGTAGTTGCCATTATTTCTTATCTGATTTAACATCTTGTCTATTATCTGAATGACGATTTTGTTTATCCTCAGAATTTTGATAATAGCCTTCCATATCTGTAATATCTTTATACTTAACTTGTTTACCGTATTCTATCTCAGGCATTGTCTCTGCTCCTTTTCTTACCAAATATACGATCATAATTATCAAGATAGTTCTGTTTTGCTTCTCCAGAATATGCTTGACCTAATAATCCTAAGACTCTAGTACTTTTTTGTTTCTTAGAGCCATTTAGGATCATAGGATTTTTGTCATTGCCTAGTTGTGGCATTATTAACTAGCTTGAGTTGTTGTAATACCGTCTTGTACTTTACATTGACCATCTAGATACCAGTTAGTACCGTCAGACCACACATGTACATAATCTCCATGAACGGCTTTACTAGCCACTAATGAAATAGTATCTGCGTCTGTAACTGTAGCTACATCACCTGCTGCATCTTCAGGAGAAGATACGTTACCTACAATAATGTTAGCACTTGATGCTGTGACTATTGTATGTGAAGTTGTAGGCTCTGTTGCTCCAACATAAAACCAATACTCTAATCCTGCTGCTGGAGAAGGAAGAGTTTGGATTCTAGCTGTAGCTGTGTTCATTACGAAACGAGTACCCGATTCTGCTGCTGTAATTGTGTTAGCTGCGGTTATTGCTTCTGTATCTGAGGGTTTTTGTACTTTAGTAGCAAGCTCACGGACATCTACTGTTCTAGCTGAGTTCCGTCCTGTATCTCTTATATTGACTGCTGCCATTTTATTTACCTCTGTTTAAATTGTTTAGTGAATGTTAGAAAGAAAAGGGGGTTTTTACGCCCCCGAATCTGTTTCAGTATTAGTCGATACCGTAGAAAGCTGAAACTAATGCGCCTGCGCGTAGTACTTTAGCTCCATAAACATGAAGACCTCGTACTATATCGC